CGGTTGTTCAAGCAGACGGGCGACCTGGGATTCCGGATCGGCGTGCTGCATGGCGCCGTGCTCAAGGATGGCGGTGATCTCAGTCCGAACGCACCGACGCCGCACTGGCGCTTGATCGAGTTCGGTACCGAGAAGATGGCCGCGGTGCCATTTATGCGGCCGGCGCTGGCAGACAGCATCAGCCAAGCGACCAGCACCTTCGTCAGCGAGTACGAAAAGGCGATCGACCGCGCGATCCGTCGCGCTGAAAAGAAGGCAGCTTCCTCATGACCCCACCAATTGCTCAACTGTGCAACGAATCAACGACCGTCACTGCGCTGCTCGGAGCCGGGACAAATCTCAGGCTCTACTCGTTCGGCGAGGCTCCGGAGGGCGTGACCAAGCCGTACGCGGTATGGCAGGTAGTGAGCGGAAGCCCGGAGAACTTCCTGGCCGGCCGGCCAGACGCCGACAGCATAACCCTGCAGCTCGACGTGTACGGCACCACCGGCGTCTCGGTGCGCCAGGTCCGTGATGCGATCCGCGATGCAATTGAGTTGCACGCCTACGTCACCCGCTGGGGCGGCGAGGGCCGAGACCCAACAACCAAGAATTACCGAACAAGCTTCGACGTGGACTGGATAGTCCGCCGTTGAGCCAACCAGCCCGCCAAGTGCGGGCTTTTTTTTGCCCGACAGGAGACCACCATGTCGATCTTGACCCAAGGCACCCAGGTATTCGCGCTGGTGCCGCCCGTTTCCGGTACCGGCCCGCTTACGGTAATGGAGGTGGAATGCGCCACCGCTTTCAACCCCGGCGGAGCCCCCAAAGAGCAGATTGAGGACACCTGCCTCAGCTCGCGGGAGAGGACTTACAAGCCAGGCCTGCGCACGCCTGGACAGGCCTCCCTGACCATCAACGCCGATCCGAACAGCCCGAGCCATATCCGTCTTCATCAGCTGTCCGAGGCGGATGGAGATTCCACCGTACGCTGGGCCGTTGGCTGGTCTGACGGCCCACTGGATGCCGAGGGTAAGCCCACGGCTCTTCCGACCCTCAACACGGAGGGCGACGATTTCGAACTGCCCACCAGTCGTACTTGGTACGTCTTCCAGGGCTACGTCGCCGACTTCCCGTTCGACTTCGCCGCCAACGCCGTGGTCAGCACCGCGGTCTCCATCCAGCGTTCGGGCGGTTCCGCCTGGATCAAGAAGACCGCTTGAGGTAGCCAATGAAGCTCAATATCGACAGCCTGCGCCAGGCGGGCTCGTTCACCGGCCGGCCAGTTGAAAAGGAGATCAGCTGGCGGCAGGGCAAGGATACGATCACCGCCACTGTGTTCGTCCGCCCGCTGGGTTACCAGACCGCCGTGAGTGATGTGCTCGCCGCCGGCGGCAAGCAGGACAGTATCGCGGGGCGCATTGCAGCCGCGATCTGCGACGAGGAAGGCAATCCAGTGTTCACTGCGCTGGATATCACGCACGGCCCCCTCGACAAGGATGAGCAGGCAAAAGACCCGGACAGCACCAAGCGCATGGGCGCGCTCGATGGCAACCTCACCGTGGCGCTGCTCCAAGCTATCCATGAGGTCAACAACCTGGGAAAGACGACGAGCTCACCGACCTCGACGAGCTCTGGCATGAGCTCGTCCTCGCCGGTGTCGGAGGCTGCACCATCGCGCAAGCGCAAGAAAACCTGAGCCTGCGCGAATATCGATCCTGGGTGAAGTTCCGGGATCGACGCGGTTCGCTGCACCTCGGGATGAGGGTTGAGCGGGGTGTGGCGCTTCTGGCATCCATCCTGGCGAATCAGGGCCGTGACAGGAAGAAACGCCCGCAACCCTTTACCCCGGATGACTTCACCCCTCATGGTGACCTCAAGGTGCTCAGTCTGGAGCAGGCGATGGACGAGTGGGCATAGCCCCAATCCTTTGGAGTTTGGCTGCTTGGTGGTAGATTGACCGGCTGTTTATGTCGGAGGGAACCAGAGTGGAAATCATGTATGGCGGTTACTTGCTTGGGATTGCGCTTTCATTAGTTATTTACTTCGTTCCAATGATGATTGCCTTTTATAGAAATCATGGACGATATACCACCATCTTCATGATGAACCTTTTTCTTGGTTGGACGATGGTGGTTTGGGTCATTTGTTTAGTATGGGCTTTGTTTGGTGCATCCCGAATAAACCATGCATCTGGCGGCTCGAATAAGTACGAGGACCTTGAGAGAATATCCCGTCTGAAATCTTCCGGAGATTTAACGGAAGATGAATACCAGGCAGAGAAGTCCAGGTTACTCAATCAATGAAGGAGGCCCGCTTAATGCGGGCTTTTTTTTGGAGGCAGTATGGCAAACAGGTCGTTGGGGACGCTGACGCTGGACCTGATTGCCAAGGTTGGTGGGTTCGAGCAGGGTCTCGACAAGGCTGGGCGGTCTGCAGAAAAGCGTATGAAGCAGATCAGCGACAGTGCAGCCAAGCTTGGTGCGGCTGTTGGTGCAGGTCTCGCCGCCGGGGTTACGGCTCTTGGGGCGATAACCGTTTCAGCGATCAAATCTGCAACTGAGGTTGCAAAACTCGCTTCTGTAGCAAACGTCAGTACAACTGACTTTCAGAAGCTTGCATCTGGCGCAAGACTTGTTGGTGTTGAGCAGGACAAGCTCTCTGACATTCTCAAGGATGTGAATGACAAGGTCGGTGATTTTCTGAACACCGGCGGCGGAGAAATGAAGGACTTCTTCGAGCAGATCGCGCCGAAAGTAGGCGTTACGGCTGATCAGTTTCGTAACCTTAGTGGAAGCCAAGCACTAGGGCTGTATGTATCAAGTCTTGAAAAGGCGAAGGTAAGTCAGAGCGATATGACCTTCTATATGGAGGCCATCGCCAATGACGCAACTTTGCTGCTACCCCTGCTCAGGAACAACAGTGAAGGATTCAAAAGGTTTGGCGATGCGGCTGAGGCAGCCGGCGCCATCATGGATGAGAAGACGGTTCGAGCGGCGAAAGAGCTGCAGGCTGCCAACTGGCTTGTCGATCAATCGATCTCCGGCATTACAAATCAGCTAACCGCAGCGCTGCTGCCAAGCATGGCGGAGTTCGCTGGGCGGTTAAGTGATTCCAGCATCAATGGAGTTGTCGCGAAGAAAGTCGCGGATGATCTGGCAGCGAGCCTACAGGCACTGGCAAAGTTCGCAATCGGGACAGTTGCAGGGATTCACCTGTTGGGCGTCGGTTTAAAGTCTCTTTCCGACTTCGACAACGCAATGGTAGGAGGAGAGGACGCCAAGTGGTGGGATAGGTATCTGCCGCCAGTGCGTATTTACAATGCTTTCAAGAATATCGATGCCATGGGGAATGTCATCGGTGGCACCAAAGAGCATATGGATAGCTTGATCACCGGTTACGGTGATCTCATGGCGAGCTTCGACTCCAAGACTGGTGGATCTGGTAGCAAAAATCAGGTCAAGGAACTTGCAGACCTTCTCGATAGGCTTAAAACCAGTGGGCCTGGAACATTCACAGCGATCACAAGGGCCCAGCAGGATGCCGCCAAAGCCGCGGAGGCCGCAGCAAAGAAGCTTCAAGGGCAGTTCGATACGACAGAGCAGGATTACCAGCGCCAGATCGCACTCATCAATACCGAGGTCGACAAACGCAAGGACGCCACGGAGGTGGCGAAGCTGCAGTTCGAACTCGAATCCGGCAAGCTGAGCGGGCTGAGCGTTCAGCAGCAGGATCGACTCAAGGGGCTCGCAGCTGAGCTCGACCAGCTCAAGAAGATCAAGCAGGAGAACGAGGACGCGAAGAAGCTGGCCGCCTTCCGAGCCAACGTCGGCGAAGACTACCAGACGGCCAGGAGCGGCTTCGATCAGGACCTGGCTGGCGCGGGCCGCGGCGACAAGTACAAGGAGCGCTTGAAGGAGCGCCTGGCGATCGAGGAGGACTTCAACCGCCAGCAGCGCGAACTGGTCTTGCAGCGCAACAGCGGCGATATCAGTGCCGAGTTGTACGCTCAAGAAACCGAGGTGCTGAGCGAGGCCCTTGCCGCGCGCCTGGTGCTGCAACAGGACTACTACAACCAGGTAGACGAAGCGCAAAGCAACTGGATGGATGGTGTCACCAGCGCCTGGGAGAACTTCGCAGACGCAGCGTCCAACTATTCAGCCCTGGCCGCCGATGCCACCACCTCGACTCTCGGGAGCGCCAAGGGGGAGTTGAGTTCTTTCCTCTCTGACGTGGCCACCGGTTCCAAGGACGCCGGCGATGCGCTGGTGGACATGATCACTGGGTTCGCCAAATCGGGAGTTCAGGCACTGAGCGACATGGCTTCCCAGTGGCTGGTGTACCAGGCTGTGCAATTGATCGTTGGTAAAACGACGCAATCCACGGCTGGATTAGCCATGGTGGCGAACGCGCAGGCAACGGCATTCCAAGCCAGCCTGGCAGCCTTCGCGTCCACTGCAGCCATTCCAATTGTTGGTCCGGCGCTGGCTCCGGCGGCTGCCGCAGCTGCAGCGGCAACCACTGCTCCTATGGTCGCGGGCGTGGCATCGAGTGCGCTGATGGGTATGGCTCACGACGGTATCGACAACATCCCCAGGGAAGGCACCTGGTTGCTAGATGGAGGTGAGCGGGTGCTGAACCCCAACCAGAACCGCGACCTGACCCACTACCTGCGCAGCGCGAACGAAGCAGGTGGGGGCATGGGCCGGGGCGGGGGAATCACCATCAACGCACCAGTGACCGTTCAGGCCCAACCAGGCATGAGCGACGAAGCGGCGCGCCGCCAGGGCGAAATGATGGGTCAAGCGTTCAGGCAAACCATCCGCGAGGTGGTGAACGAAGAGTTCGCCCAGGGCGGATCGATGTGGAGGAGGTAATGGCCGAGGAGTTCAGTTTCTGCACCCGGGTAGGCGCCTCCGGGGATGTAAAACAGCGTGTGTGGGAGAACGACTTCGGCGACGGCTACAGCCAGTCGGGTGGAACCGGCATCAACGGCAAGTCGGAGGAGTGGACGCACCAGGCCGTGGGCAGCCTTGAGGAGGGCCAGGAACTACGCCAGATGCGTGACTTCCTCGATCGCCACGAGGGCTACAAGTCGTTCTTCTGGACCTCGCCAAGTGGCTTGCGCGCCCGCTTCAAGGTCAACGGCTACAAGCTGGACCCGCTGGGCGCGGGGCAGACCAAGATCAGCTTTACGATGAAGCAAGCCTTCACCCCTTACTGACCCCGCCTTCGCGGGGTTTCTTTTTTCTGAGGCTCCCATGACTTTCGAGACCGATATCCAGAAGCTCGAGCCGGGCAACCAGATCCGGCTGTACGAGGTGGACGCCACCCGCCTGGGCGGCAACCTCATGCGCTTCCACGGCCACTCCCAGGAAGGCGACATCATCTGGCAGGGCCAGCTCTACGAGCCAATCCAGATCGAAGCCAAGGGCTTCGACATTCGCGGCGACGGTCGACCCGCCACACCAACCCTGCAGCTGGCGAACGAAATCGCCGGTGTGCGCGGCGCGGTCACGGCGATGTGCCTGGCGCTCAAGGATCTGGCCGGCGCGCGCGTCAAGGTCATCGAGACCTTCCGGCACTTCCTGGACGCCGCCAACTTCCCGGACGGCAACCCCAACGCGGCGAACCAAGCGCGGGAGAACCTGTGGTTCATCGAGCAGAAGACCGAGGAAGACCGCGAGCAGGTGATGTTCCAGCTATCGAGCCCGCTGGACATGGGCGGAATCATGCTGCCGAGCCAGCAGATCACCAAGCTCTGCCGGTGGGCCACGCGCGGCGGGTACCGTGGCGAGGCCTGCGCGTACGCGGGCGCAGCGATGTTCACCAAACAGAACGAGCCCACGGACAACCCCGCGCTCGATCGCTGCGGCGGCCGCTGGAACAGCTGCAAGCTTCGCGGCAATACCCGTCGTTTCGGCGGCTCCATGGGCGCGAGCCTGATCGCAAGTTCGAGGTAACCATGCGCATCAACCAACAGCTGCAGGCCGCGATTCGCGAGCATGCCGAACGCGCGCACCCGGCGGAAGCCTGCGGCGTGCTGATCAAGACCGACGCCGGCCGCGAGTACGTGCCATGCCGCAACTTGGCACGGACCCCGCGCGACCAGTTCACGCTGCACCACGAAGACCTGGCCCAGGCCGAAGACCGCGGCACCCTGCTGGCGATCATCCACAGCCACCCTGACGCGAGCCCGCGCCCCAGCATGGCAGACCGAGTCAGCTGCGAGTTGCACGAAGTGCCCTGGGGCATCGTGTCGTGGCCAGGCGGGGATATGGAGTGGTTCAAGCCCTCCGGCTACGTCGCCCCGCTGCTGGGGCGGGACTTCTCGCACGGCCTGCTCGACTGCTGGGGCGCCTGCCGCGACTGGTATGCCCGCGAGGCCGGCCTGGTGCTGCCGAACTTCGAGCGCAAGGACTTGTGGTGGGAGGAGGCCGAGGGGCCGAGCCTGTACGAGGACAACTTCAAGGGCGCTGGCTTCTACCAGGTCAACGAGCCGCGACGTGGCGACATGCTGGTCTTCATGGTGCCATCGCCTGGCCGTCCGTGCTTCCACCCGAACCACGCTGCAATCTATCTCGGTGACGAGCCGGCGCTGGTGAGCGAGGACGCTCCAGCGCTTGGCGGGTCCGGCCCGTTCATCTATCACCACATGGCCGGGCGGGCCTCTACCCGCGACATTTACGGCTGGTCGATGGCCAACCGCTGCCGACTGATCCTCAGGCACAAGGACTACCAGCCATGAAGCGCACCGTGAAGCTCTACGGCGTACTGCGCAAGCACTTCGGGCGCGAATACCTCCTCGACGTGCAAAGCCCGCGAGACGCGGTACAGGCGCTGTGCATCATGCTGCCAGGCTTCGAGAAGTTTCTCGCAACCGGGGAGGAGCGCGGCCTGGTGTTCACCGTGTTCTCCGGCCGCCGCAACCTGGCGCCCGAGGAACTGGACCTGCAGGGCAGCGATACCGAAGAGATCCGCATCGCGCCGATCATCCAGGGCAGCAAGCAAGGTGGCCTGTTCCAGGTGGTGCTCGGCGCCGTGCTGGTGGTCGCCGGGGTGTTCACTGGCGGCCTGAGCTCCGGTGTCGGTATTGCCCTGATGGCTGGTGGTGCTGCGCTGGCGCTGGGCGGTGTCGTGCAGATGCTCTCGCCAACGGCGAAGACCGGCAGCCTGGATCGCAACGAGGACGGCAACAACCCCAGCTATGGGTTCGGCAGCGCCGTCACCACCATCGCCCAGGGCAACCCCTATCCCGTCCTGTACGGCGAGCGCGAGATCGGCGGCGCGATCGAGTCTGGTGGGGTGTACCCACAAGACCGGCTGTAGCCAGCTGAATTACCTGACCTGCTTCGGCAGGTTTTTGTTTCTGGAGGAATGAATGGGCGCAGAAGTGAAGCGCAGGGCGCGCATGCCTAAGGCGCAGCGGCGCCAGGTCGTCGGGCACAAGGGCGGCGCCAAGAAGCAGAAGCAGCCCAGCATTGCCTCGAACAGCGTGCCGTCGATCTCCACGGCGCGCCTGCTCTACCTGTGGAGCTGGGGCCCCATCGTTGGGCCGGTGAACGGGCTTCGCTCGGTCAAGCTCGACGGGACGCCGATCGTGGCCGATGACGGCACCGTCAACTACCCGGGTGTGAAGTGGCAGTTTCGGTCGGGCGAGCTGCACCAGGACCGCCTGGAAGGTGTGACCGAGTCCAGCAACGATATCCAGGTAGCGCAGGAACTGCGCACCACCGCGCCCTGGGTGTACTCGATCAACAACCCCGTGATCGATGCGGCGCGCGTGCGGTTTGGGTGGGCTGTACTGCAGGCCCAGGACAGTGGCGGCAACATCAACGGCGTGCGTATCGACTATGCGATTGACGTGGCTACCGACGGAGGCCCGTACCAGCAGGTGCTGGCGTCCTACGTAGACCGCAAGAACGTCACCAAGTACGAACGATCCCACCGCATCGACCTACCGGAGGGCAGCAGCTGGACCATCCGCGCGCGCCGCATCACGCCGGAGGCCAACAGCTCCCTTGTGCAAGACACGATGGTCGTGGAAGCGATCGCCGAGGTGGTCGACAGCGACCAGGAGTACCCGCTGACCGCTGTTGGCTGCGTGGAGTACGACGCCCAGCAGTTCGGCGGCGACTTCCCGAAGATTGCCGTGCTGATGCGCGGCCGCATAGTCCGTGTGCCGATGAACTACGACCCGGAAACCCGCACCTACGCCACCAGCGGCGCCGGTACCAGCGGCGGGATCTGGGACGGCTCGTTCAAGGAGGCTTACACCAACAACCCGGCCTGGGTGTTCTACGACCTGGCGCTGCACCCGTACTACGGCCTGGGCGACAGAATCGAGGCCTCAATGATCAACCGCTGGTCGCTGTACCGGATCGCGCAGTGGTGCGACCAACTGGTGCCAGACGGGAAGGGCGGGCAGGAGCCGCGCTTCACCTGCAACCTCTACTTGCAGAAGCAGGCCGAGGCCTGGGCCGTGCTGCAGGACCTGGCTGCGATCTTCCACGGCCTGGCCTACTGGGATGGCAACCAGATCGCCGTGAACGCCGACATGCCGCAGGACCCGGTCTACACCTACACCGTTTCGCAGATCCTCGGCGACGGCGCGATCAAGTACACCGGCAGCAAATGGCGTGACCGGCATAGCCTGGCCATGGTGTCGTTCGACGACCCAGACCAGGGCTTCGATACCGACAAGGAACCGGTGTTCGACGAAGACGCAATGGCCGAGTATGGGGTTCGCGACGTGTCTGTCGAGGCCGTCGGCTGCACCAGCAGGGGCCAGGCCCAGCGCGCCGGCAAGTGGGCATTGCTGACCGAGCAACTGCAGACCCGCGGCGCAACGATCAATGTCGGCCTCGATGGGTACATCCCGAAGCCCGGCACGGTGATCGCGCTTTCCGACCCGATGCTGGCCGGCAGGGCCAACGGCGGCCGGATCGCCGCTGTCGCTGGGCGTGTCGTGACACTCGACCGTGACGTTGAGGTGCCCACCGGCGCCAGGCTGCTGGTCAACCTGCCAAGCGGCAAAGCTGAAACGCGGCAGATCCGCTCGGTGGCGGGCCGCCAGATCACCGTGATGGCCGACTTCAGCGAGCCACCGCAACCGGAGTGTGCCTGGGCGATCGATTACGACGACCTGAAGCTAATGCAGTTCTACGTCCGGAACGTGACCCGTCCAGAATGGACCCGTTTCCAGCTGGAGCTGATCCAGCACGAGCCGAGCAAGTTTGACGCCATCGATCACGGGACCATGATCGATGATCGGCCGATCAGCGTGTTGCCGCCTGGCGTGCAGGATGCGCCGGCGCGCGTGCTGATCAGCAGCCACTCGGCCGTCGATCAGGGCATTGCGGTCACCACGATGACCATCGGCTGGGACGCTGCCCCCGGCGCCGTTGCGTACGACGTGGAGTGGCGCTGGGGCTCGCGCGACTGGATCAAGGTGCCTCGCACTGGCGAGCTCTCGGTTGACGTGAGGGGCGTGTATGCCGGCCAGTACCTGGCCCGTGTGCGCGCCGTGAATGCGATGGACGTGGCCTCGATCCCGGCCACTTCAATGCTGACGGATGTGGCTGGCAAGACCACGCCACCGCCGGCGGTGTCGTTCCTGACTGCTACCAGTGAGCTGTTCGCCATCCGTTTGAACTGGGGCATTCCTGCAGGTTCTGAGGACACCCAGCGCACCGAGATCTGGCGTAACCCGGCGAACGATTTGGACACGGCGACCAAGCTCGCCGATCTGGCCTATCCGCAGTCGGAGTACGTCCTGTCTGGCCTTTCCGGTGGCGCTTCGTTCTTCTTCTGGGCGCGTCTGGTGGACCGTACCGGAAACATCGGCCCGTTCTTCCCGGTGCCGCCGACAGCCGTCCAGGGGACGGCAAGCACCGATCCCGGCCCGATCCTCGAGTTGATCAGCGGTGAAATCGACGAGTCGATGCTCGGAGAGGAGCTCAAGGAAAAGATCGATGGCCTGCAGGACCAGATCGACTCGCTGGACGGGCTCAGGGCCTACAACAAGGACGAGGCGTACGAGAAAGGCCAGATGGTCGTTGGCGACGGTCGGATCTACCAAGCGCGCAACCCAGTGCCTGCCGACCCATCGGGCGCCAATGCCCCACCGAATCCAGCTTTGTGGGATGACGTGGGTCAGTCGATCGAGTCTGCCAACGGCCTGGCCCAGCAGGTTCAGACGAACACGACCAGGATCGAGGAGGTTGATGACCGTGTCACCGTGACTGCTGAAAGCCTTCAGGTGCTCCGCGCCTCCTATCGTGACGATAACGCCGACGGCGACTTGGCTGGCGCGCTACAGCAATGGGATTCGACCGCAGCATTTGCCACTGAGGTGAAGGCAACAGCGACCCGTGAAGCCGCGATCGTGCGCAAGACCGAAACGCTCGAGGCGACTGTTGGCGAGACCAATGCAGCAGTCCAGACGGTAAGCCAGGCCCAGGCCGCCCTCGACGGCAAAGCAAGCGCAATGTGGGCGGTCAAGCTGCAGGTCAACTCGCAGGGGCAGTATGTCGCTGCCGGGATTGGTCTCGGAATCGAAAACGGACCTGCCGGACTGCAGAGCACTTTCCTGATCGATGCTGGGCGCTTCGCTGTTGTGAACAACATCAACGGCACGCTCACCTCGCCGTTCACTGTCCAGGGTGGCCAGGTGTTCATAAGTCAGGCCCTGATCGGTACTGGATGGATCACCAACGCCATGATCGGCGACACGATCCAGTCGAACGACTTCATTGCCGGGCAGCGTGGATGGCGCATCCAGAAAAGTGGAGCGATCGAGATCAACGGTACCGGCACCAGTGGTGAACGGCTGACGATCACGAACAGCTCAGTGAACACCTACTACTCGAACGGCCAGGTGGCCACGAAGATGGGGATCAACATCTGATGGCTACCGGCTTCCTATCGTTTGCCATGAACGGCACACCGCTCGTTGATATGACTGTTCCGATCAGTCAGATGCTCGGGTATGTGGACACCAACGCGGCAAATGGATCAGCAGTCATACCGGCGGCGCCCGCAGGAAGAACGCTGTTTTACGCCGTCTCCGACCTCAGTCCTCAGGACAGGTATCTGGGCAAGCGACCAGGTGTGACCCTCAGTGGAAACACCTTGTCGTGGGCCTATTCGTACGCCGGCGGGTGGGGGTTCTACTCGATGAACTGCCGAATCCACTACGGATATTTTTAATTGGGGCCAATATGCCGACATTATTCGAGGCTTATCGCGAAGATGGTCTATTGCTGTACGACACACGGAAGATTACCTATGGCTTGTTGAAAAGCGGCTATCTGTCAGCCGTAACAAACTGGCCTAGACTCGACCTTCGCTCTGCGCAGTTAGATCCTGGTGACCCTTCAAGCTGGACCGAAAGTGCCGAGGCTGATCCGATACTTGGCTTCTCCGTAACTGGAGCTGTGGCACCCATGGTGTTCATTTCAGGTAGAGGATGTGCTTGCGGGTCTTCTACGTCAGGAAATGTGACGACGTTCTATTTCATCGCCGCAACGACTCAGACGAAGTTCTACTATTTCGACACCATGCGGGATAACGGACTTATCACCGGAATGAAGCACTTTCGTGAAGATGGAGTGCTTACCTTTAATACCTCGCAGGTTCCGCTGAACATTGCCGCTACGGCCACCCCTCCGGCGCCTGGGCCGATCTTGTATCCCGGCACTACATACCGGGGGACGCCCTACGTTGGCGCGACTGGTTCAATCGGTCCAGCTACTCCCGGAGGGCCGCCGAACAGGTTGATATGGGTGAGGGTTGATTTACAGGCAGGGCAGGAATATGCGGCATATACAAATTTTTCCAGAACAGCGGCACTCGGTGCGAACCCACAAAACTATCCTTTCTTGACTGCTCAGCAAGAAGGCGCATACGGAGTTTCTGGTGGAATAGAGTTCATGTTTTGTATTGCTGCTAGATCAACCAAATTGCCGCAGAGTCGAACGCCAGTTCAAAGCTATCAACTGTATATAGATGTACCAACTGACCGATACCCGGTTGCGCTCGCTATAAAAACGTCAAGCTATCCATTTCCATTCAACTAGGTAAAACCTATGCCATGGTATAGAACCGGATCGGTGTCAATAACCACAGGCCAGACGACCGTGGTCGGTAACGGAACGAATTTCACGCTAAATGCGCGGGTTGGTGATGCATTTCAAGGGCCAGATGGCCGCTGGTACGAAGTCGCCAACGTCGCCAGCGCGAACGTGCTGGGCATCCTTCCAGCCTACCAAGGGGCTACCGTCGCTGCTGGTGCTTATGGTCTCGCGCCAATGCAGGGCTACGTGAAGGAGGCCGCTGATCGTCTGCGGCAGGTTGTAGACCAGTGGGGAAGTACGCTCGCACTGTTCGGTGGGGCGACTGATGTTGCAACGCTCCGGACGAATATCGGGGCTGCAAAGTCCGGTGCAAACAACGACATCACGTCGCTGACCGGCATGACAACGGCTTTGAGCATCGCCCAGGGCGGTACCGGTGGAGCGACTGCGCCAGCAGCACGATCCGGCCTCGGCCTGAAGTCGGCGGCTATTGCCGACATTGTCGGCCCGGTGAGTCAAAGTGGTGGAACCCCCACTGGGGCAATCATCGAGCGCGGCGCGAATGCCAGCGGAAACTACACGAAGTTTGCAGACGGAACTCTTATCTGTTGGGGGTATGTGTCTGCTGTCAACACCAACCTAGGCGTCAGCAACTTCCTGGGAACTACATCGGGAGGAACTTATTACCAGAACATCAACATCACTTTCCCTGCGGTTTTCGCTGGCAGCATTTCTCTGATCCCGACTTTGGCATCAGGCGGCGGCTTCGGTGCGCGTCCGACTACGATTACGACAAACGGCGCTATTGTTCAAGTCTACTCAGGGACTGCTGGTAACAACGACATGTGCTGGATCGCAACAGGACGGTGGTACTAATGATTATTAAACTTTCCCCGGTTCGCTCAGACTCGACACTCAGCGTTTTCAGGCGCGGCAATCTCCTGATTATAAACGATGTGGCTTTTGACTTCAGTAAGCTACCCGAAGGTGCAGCGATCCCGTCTGAGGCTGTGGGCAGTAATGACGTGCTCGGCTCTGTCGAGCGAGTCGACGGCAGGCTGATCATCACGCTGCTCCTGCCGCATGCCGCTGATGCACCGGAGTCTGCCCGCTTCCCGGCTGACATCATCGATCCGGCGGATGGCGCGGTGAAGCTTCCAGGGCTTGACTTGGTTCCACCGAATCCTCCGTCCACCGGCGTGATCGATTGGACGAAGCTGGTCACCACCGAACAGAAGGCCCAGGCCGCTGCCGAGCGGCTGCTGGCGCTTGTGCATGCCGAAACATCGCAGCGCCGAGCTGCTGCCGACTCAGCAATCGCCCCGTTGCAAGACGCTGTCGATCTCGACGAAGCAACCGAAGCTGAAGCCGCGTTGCTCAAGGAGTGGAAGCGTTACCGCATCGCGCTGAACCGGCTGCCCGAGCAGGCCGGCTACCCCGCAACAATCGACTGGCCAGCGCCGCCGGCATAAATCTACACATCCGACACACGACCGCCGCTGGCGGTATTTTTTTGCCTGGAGAAACCCGAATGCCGATCACTGAGCAGCAGTTGCTGCAGATCCTCCCCAATGCCCGCCCAGTCGCGGGCATTTTTGTGCCTGCACTGAACCGAGCGATGCTGCGGTGGAAGATCGATAGCCGCCTGCGCATCTCTGCCTTCCTTGCCCAGGTAGGCCACGAGTCTGGCCAGCTGCGCAACCTGGTGGAGAACCTCAACTACAGCGCCGATGCCTTGGTGCGCACCTGGCCAAGTCGGTTCACCGCGCAGACTGCTGGCGCATACGCCCGGCAGCCCGAGAAGATCGCGAATCGCGTCTACGGAGGGCGGATGGGTAACGGCCCGGAGGCTGCCGGCGACGGCTGGCGGTACCGAGGGCGCGGCCTGATCCAGCTGACTGGCCGCGACAACTACCGCGCTGCTGGCCAGGCCCTGGGGCTGCCCTTGCTCGAACAACCTGAACTGCTCGAGCAGCCCGAGCACGCGGCCGCTTCCGCCGCCTGGTGGTGGTCACAGCGCGGCCTGAACGAGCTGGCGGACGCCGGTCGTATTCAGGATATCGGCAGCATCATCAACACCGGCCAGCCTGGGCGCGTGCCGCATGGCGCTGTTGAGCGGAAAGCTCTGTATGACCTCGCGGTCAAGGTGCTGTCATGAGCGTCTGGGGGGTACGCGTTATCGCGCTGTTGGCGGTGGTCGGGTCGTACTGGCTCGTCTACCAACACGGGCGATCAGTGGAGCGCGCCGAGGCTTCAGCAGTATCCGCTCAGCGAGACAGCGGCGATCGCCTGGCTGAGGTGTTGGGTGAGCGCGGTGCTCGAGCAGAAGAACAACGACGCGCTGAGGCGCAAGAGGAAGCGAGGGTACATGCTCAAGAACAACGAACGGCTGCTGATGCCGCTGCTGCTGTGGCTGATGCTGCTGGCCAGCGGCTGCAGCACGACACGGGAAATCTCGCCGCCTCCATCGGTTGCCCCAGCACGGATACTGCCGCTCTCTCCAGAGGCGAGGCAGCCCGCCGCGCCGCCATGGTGCTCTCCGGACTGCTCGACAGGTCTGTCGAAACGAATCGAGAGTTGGCGGCAGCTTATGACAAAGCCCGAATAGCGGGCGAGCAGTGTGAGCGTGAGCACGACGGCCATATGTAGGGGTCAGTCTTTAAACCAGTCAGATATGTCGATTGCGTGAATGCAGCGCAGGCGATTCTGGATCTGCACTGTCCGTATGTAGGTGCGATTAGCACGTAGGAATTCAGAAGACGCGCGATCGTTGAGCTCTTTGTTGATCGCGATGAGCTTCGCGATGTTGGCTTGGGCGATCTCGAGCTTCGTCCTGAGCTCATCGTTCTCGGCGATGAGAAGGTGTGACTGATGCTTGAGCATTTCGACCTGCGTAGGTATGCCGTGCTCGAAGCCAGTTGTGTCTATGTCCATGTTGAACCTGAATTTAGCTGTATGTGCATACAGTATTATGGCTCGATGCATTGGGCCAACAGAAGCCGACGAGGTGTAGCGATCGGGGGAGTGACTGGTCGGCAGAACGCCGGAGGTGGCTGTGCCGTCCTGGGCCGCCTCGGGCCTGCGCAAGACAGACAGCCTGGAGGTGAAGGTGCGGGCACTGTTGGCTGAGCGCCGGCAGCGGATCGGGTACGAGAAGCAGTTGGAGGCGGCTACCTCTGCCTGCCAGTAGCCTGGGGGAATTTTGGGGGAATTGATCCCCCCAATGGTGTGGAACCCTGTTGCGTTACCTTGTGTTGAAGTGGCTGATTTTATTGGGATTTGTGAAAATCGCCCAAAAAAATATGAGGCCAAAAACGGATTCGAAATCCGTTATGCCTTTAATTTTGGGGTCAAGCATGCTTGTGGCATATGCTTATAATCCTGTGATTAAGCTCCGAGACTGGGAAGTGAAGCGAACTCTTGAAGGGATGGTTGCCGCAGGAGAGGAGTTGCTTCGTCAGGCTCTCGATGCCAATCGACGCCTGCAGCAGGCCGTGGCTGATGGTGAGCCCCCCCGAGGATGTCGAGCGACACCGAGTATTGGCCGATCGGCTTTACCGCCAGGTGACCGAGCATCAGCTCATCACTACCGGCAAGGCACCTCATATCATCCACTGATCGCCAGGGAGGCGAGCATGAAGGACAAGCGCGAAGTCGTGATGCCAGACCATCAGGTCTACAAGGATGTCGAGGAGGCTATGAAGCGCCATCTTGAGGCGCAGGAGGCCGGTCTGCCTGCGGAGGAAGTGGAGCGCTTGCGGCTGATCC